CCTTGAAATGGAAGAGGAGCAGTACATACAAGTAACTTACCATAATGAAAAGAAGTAGCATTAACACGAATTTCAAGTTCAATATCGGCACGAAAATATTTAAATGTTTGCATTTTGTTCCAAATAGATGTAACCTTAAATAAAGAATGTGGAAAACAGAGATCAGCAATAAGTCCAGCGGATGAATTTGTCCAAGTTAACGTTTTGATTAAATATGGTCTTTGTAGATATTGTATTAGAGATGGAGTTCCATACACACTTAATTCTTTACCGATTGGGGTATTTGTAGGACAGATAGAAACAGGTGCGCCTGTCTCAGTGAATTTAGTTATACCCTCCAAAATTTGTGTAGGCTCGTCATCCGCGTCTTCAATTGTAGTTGGTTTCCCACTATTCATTTGAATTCGCGGAAGATGGAGTCGTGTGGTTTCTTTGAGTCCGGTCTCAGCCACTTCTACCGGATGTCCCACTGCTAAAGCGGATGCTACAGCACGTGAAACAGTTTTACCTTTGTATTTAATAGGCGCGTTTGAGTACTTACGTCTATTTTGAATGTATTCAGTAAGATTGTAATAGACAAGGATTCGACTTTCTGGGTCAAATGCCAAGCCAAGATTATTACAACCGTCAGGAAAATTGTAGACGGTTTCTTCAATTAACCACTTTCGATTATCAATTCGAATGTAATCGATCCCCCCGTTTGGCAGCGGCTGGGAGGAAATACCGCAGGTAGTTATTGGTGGTTCATGTGGAATCCACTCTAATCTACCATTTATCCAATATTTATTTTTATCATAATATGTTAAGCTTAGATCAGATGAATTTATAAATATCCCAACGTTTTGAGTACTCAATTGGGTGTCTTTAGTAGAGATTCGTTCAGGTAAGAAAATTTCTTCTCCTACTTTTACAATTTTTAATTCGCCGTTTAGTCCAGGCTGGCGAACAATACCTGTGTAGATTTCTGGTTCCTCATCCTGGAGAAGCCAGTCATCTGGGCCAATAAAATTTTGAGAATCGTCACAAAGTGCGTCGTCGTATGCGTAGGGTGGAGGAGGAAGGTCCTGTGGATGAATATCGTACACTTCCTCGAGTCCACTCATTGAGGCATCTTCGTAAATATTCTCGTTGTAGTTACCTAGTGATTCAGCAAATTCATTTTCACCAGGAAATTGTATATCTTCAACAGGAGTAACTGGATGTGGATAATTGGCATGCATGTGGGCAAGGGCTTGATCAAGAAAATTGTTCAATTCTTGGAGATGCTGAATTTTGTGTAAATCACTAACGCGGGCTTGTTGACGGGGTAAACGTAAAGGTGTGTGAAAATCAATGACTTTAGAATATTTTCGTTTAGACTTGGCGACTTTTGACTTGAATTCAGTAGATAAATTTTCAGAAACATCCACTTCAAGCGCTCGACGATCAAACTTTTCTAGAAAAGGACTACTAACGTCTTTCATCGTTGAAATTCGATTTTGAACTATATCGTGCAGGTACTCAGAGGAAAAAGATCCATTTCTCAACACATTCATTGCAACCTCATAGGATAGGGTGGGAACCCTGACCCCACTTGAGAGGCACGCAGAACGCATCTTGTCATAGAACTTCTCCCACTCTTCTCGAGGATAATGAGTCATCTCGAGCAATGCGACGGTACAATTCACTTTCGTGGCTTCCTTCTTTGGTTGACCTTTTGTAATCCAATTCGTCATTTCGTTAATAGAGTTCATATCTAGCGGAGCAAAAATAGAAGAATTTCGTTCAACAAATTTTCGTTTTAAATATTGGACTTCGTCAAATGGAATGTAATCAAGAGAAACAGGTCGTTTTGTGGCGTCAGTGTATTCAATACCAATGGACTTAAAAAAATTAGAAAGAGTATTCATGTTAAACCAAGGAACAACTTCAGAAACAGTAGCAAGATGATCATCCCCATAGGATTTGAAACCTACAAGGCTGGAAAAATTTTCAAAATAACAATTCGTTTGTGCTCGACCAATTGTTTTGTAACCAATAGAGAGAAAAGCGATTCGGAATAATAGAGAATTAGCAATTGAATTTCCTACAGCAGTGATGGGAACACCAGATGGCATTCCATGATGAATTCGATACAGTGTGTTTCCACACAGGTGATTGGCACTGGCCATGGCAGTCATCAGATTTTTGCGGATAATCTGATTCTCATCGCTATCGTTGCAAAAACCATTAACAACGTCAGCGACCGCCATCAGCACTTGATACGGCATGCGTTTGTCGTATGCACCATAATCACCTGCGATCCAATTTTGGCCTTTTGACTTTAGAGATAGGAGCATTGCGCCCCATTGTTCGGAGTGTGGATTTATACCTACAGACACCTCCCCCTTAACACAGTTTTCCATGAGATGTGCCATGAAAATCATGTAGTACTTTCGTACCAGGAGAGTGAGATCAAGAGGTCCGCACGAAAAGACTCGGGTTTTACCTTCCCTTACCTTCTCAATTGGACGGCGTTCGTCTTTTAATGTGTCTAAAACTATGAAATTTGGTATAATATTTTGAGATAGTTGCTTCTCACGCTCGGCAACAACGCGCTCCAACAATTCACCCATTGAGTAGATAGGATGAGTGCCAGAGAGATATTCAGTTTTGGTACCATTGAGACAATATGGGTAACCAGCAGAAGTAGATAGATCAATTCGGCGTATGACAGATCCGGGTATTCCATTTATCATTTCGTGATCAGAAAGCACGGGCTTCCTGAGCTTGAAGGACGAGTGGTAAGCGTTAAAATTACTTACGAGGTCCCTTACGGCTAAATCAACGATCTCACGATCAATATGGACATCCGGAGTAAATCCTTTGGCTAAACCTAAAGCCATTGGATCAGTAGAGCGGCGACTTAAAAGTGACGGAGTTGTAACTGGTTCAGCAATTAAACCATGAATAGCAGATTCGACAATTTTGGTTGATGTGGGCATAAATGGAGTGACACGATTACCAACAGTGCCTATGATATCGACGTTTGAATCATAGGTTACTGCAGGGTCAGTTTTCCCGACCTTTATGGCAATCTCTTGAGTAGACAATAATTTTGGAAATGATTTGAGAAAAACAGAGTAGATATATTCTTGAGTGAGGATATTACACCAACCATTCCCCACATCTCCAATAATATGAAAACCAATGACTTTACGTGGCATTAACTTATCAGAAATACAAACAGGTGCACCACAGTCCCCAGCAATTGTGTTGGCTCGATACGTGACCGCATGGTCTTGTACACTAACCTCATCAATACTAGAACTTGGTGTGGAAAAATATTTGACTTGTGACTGAGTTTCAAATTCGGCGACATTAACGTATGCTACAGTATTTGGATCAATAATGCGGAGTAAATAACCTTCGTCGAAGGAATCGGCGACGTCACTTTCTTTTAGGAAAAATTTAACAATTTTGCGGTAAGGTTGAATATCAGTGAGTTGAATAAAAACAATATCAGTTTCAGCATCGACAAAATGTGGAAATTTAGAGAGAGAAAAAGTATAGTTTGTTAACTTTTCGGAAGTAATAGTGACTTGTTCTTTTGTGCGATCGGTGATACCATTAAAAAGATGATTTGGAAAGATTAGAATTTGACTACCTATGAAAATACCTTGTAATTTATGACCTTTGGAATTAGTGACATGACAAATATTATTTCGTAGTACTCCCAAGACATCAAGTAAACACGGGTCTCGGGCGGCTTCGTTCTTTCCTATACCAAAATCGTCATTTAGTAAAATTTCGTTAACTAATTCTTTTCGAGTGAGATGAAATGTTTTAACGTTATCGACTATTTGATGAGCGAGATACTTAGTGCAATCGTAATATGGACATGACTTTTGTTCTTCAGACATATTTTGTTCCTCAACTAACCAATTACGTTTACATTCAGGACAAGAATATTCAATATTTAACTTTAATAACATCTCTCGCAGATCCGTTGTACTTAAATCTGCTTCGAGTTGTCGTGCTTTGCGAATTTTTTTGGCTACGGGTTTATTAGTATGTTCGTCTCCAGAACCGAAGATTGCTTCGGAGGCTTTGAACTCTGTGGTATCGTCAATAAACAGTTTACGGCTTTCTTTATGGAAAGCAGTATTCTGAATAAAGACTTCCAAACTGGTCTTATTTATTGCCAGTGGTGAGTTCTCAACTTTATCCTGTTTACGATAGTTATTATAGATGCGACGTAGAGTAGATCCTATTTTATAAATAGCTATTGCAGAAACAATAGCGGCAGTAACTTTTTTCCAATCGAGATATTCAGAATTATTGAGTAATCGTTCAACTCGAGTTACCTCAAGTTGCATGGCTTTGTATGTGCGTTCATGTTCAGAAATATTTCGGATAGCTAAACTGTGTTCTAATACTCGGTACATTTCGCGAAAATATTCTCGTGTGCGTGGATAAAAATTTGGTGTTTCGCGATCAAAACATGTGGTCCATTTTTCGAAATCTTCATGATCCAACTTAAGATCAATTTTACTTGACGGCGGTTTGTCTTTGAAAAGATATTCTTCAATTTTACGTGAACATTTTAATACTGGAAGTAGACGGAAATCTTGGTTTCGGTTTTGGAAATATTGGATAAAATCTAATTCACCAGGAGGTTGATATTCCCCCTGAAACGGATCAATTTGTTCCATTTCTGCGTATTGAGTTTGAGTAAGTTCGGGCGACTTTTTGTAGAAAAAATTTGATGGGAAAGTAGATGTGATAACTTCTAAGAGACCTTCTTGTTGCGGTAATGGTTGATTAATTATTGCTGGCGGAAGATTATTTAAAAATGTAATATCGGCGGAATTAGCATTACAATTAACATTTTGTTCTTTAGCAGCACGAAGAAGATTAAATTTAGTTCTCCATTCTTCTTCATTGGTAACTTGAGCGTTATTTAATGTACTTTGCTGTGTGCGATGTGCGAATAAATCAAGAGCAACTTCGAAAACAAGTTGTTCATACGATAACCCATGTAAAGACTTTCCTGAACGGAAACTTGCGTTGTACTTACAAGCTTCGGTATCAAAGGGCTTCTCAAGGGAACGAATTGGACGACCTTTCAAATAATTTTTATCAGCGACAACTTCGATAAAAACGGCAATACGGCGTTCAAAAGCTTCAGGACATTGGATTAATTTAGATAAAACGTGTCTTTCCCATTTTTGTTGAGCAGAAATAGCAATAACTTCAGAATTAAAAAATGTGTTTCCTTTATTTTCAAGATGTGCCATGTCTAAAGAAAAGGGGCTTCGATCAGCCATCTGAATAAATTCAGACAACATCACTTGGCGGGCCTTCTCCTCTTGTGTTTGTAGAAAATCGTTAATAGAATATACCTTTTGGCGGCAGTAACCGTCCCAGAAGACGGTAGTTTCTGGCTTTGAGTATTTATCAATATTACGATCATACTTCTCCCCTAGACTTGCGTAAACATGTCCAAGGAAAAAATCGATCATATGTGACTTTCCTGTACCTGGTAATCCGTAACAATAAAATGCGTATGGTTCATTCTTTACTTGTTGACCTAGTATAGATGCACCGGTGACTTCGACAATTTTTGTTAAAACTCTTTGACGGGCAATAAAATATGCAAACGCGCTTTTCGCTCGGGAATCAATACACCTAAGAGCAAGCTCTTTGGCGATCTTGTTTCCCAATTGGTGGATGCGTAAGATTTCCACTTTTGTACTTTGTTGATCAAGTTCTATGTGCGGTGAAAAAATTTTTCCTTCTTCATCTACAGAAATTTCAAAACGTGTGACGGCATGAAGAAACCTAGGCAAATCAATATGTAGAGTACGATAATACTCATCAACATCAACTGACCCAAATCTCAACACAGAAACAATTTGAGTGACTTGTGAAATAATTTCGGTAATAAGTGAAACAGTGTCTTTGGAAAAACGTGACATACGAATGACATTAAGAATATGTTGTACTCGGATATTTTGATCTTTTAAATCATTAATTGAATTTTTGGAAAAATAACTCATTATGACTTTTGAAAGAGTAGCAATAAAAGATTCAACAGGTTTTGTATCTTCATCATTAACAACATTGTATTCGTTTTTTGGACGAGATCGGTTCGTAGCCCACTTACCAAAATCTGTAAGTGCGGTGTACAAACCTCCAGCAATATCAGACAAAATGTAATCAGGCAGAGAATTTACTATGTTAATATAAGCAGAAATTATAACGGCGGGGGCATCCTGGGCCCTACACATTATAAATAGATTTGTGACAGTAGCAATTAGAGTACGACGAATAGCGGAAAATACTTTACCTTTATTACTAGCAAGACCATCGGAAAATTTGGTCAATGTACCATTAAAAACTTCAAGTTGACTTAAAATATTTTGGACGAGTTGACGTGATTGTTCTCCTATTTCAATATCAGCTCCAAACAAAGACTCGTTGTACTTAAGTTTTGCAAGGACTTCTTCGAAACTAGGAGATGGGAACGACCAATGAAGGTAATTCCTGCGAGCGGCCTTAGCATTATCATCTTCCAATGATAATGTGTAAATATTAAAAACAAAATTGTTAACATTAACGTCAGTGAAACTTTTGATAACCTCACGGGTAGCTTCAGCAACGCGGAAAATATTGTCGGATTCAAGAACGGTGAACGTGTACTTCCAGACATCAAGAACATCTGGTGAATTAACTTGTAATCGTACAATACGGTCATGTACGGCTTGAATATCGTAAAATGCAGACGTGGGTTGTGGTGGACATGCGGAAATAAGTTCCATTCTCAATTTTGCATTATCGTTAGACTTCACAAAATCGTTGATCCCAGGAACCATGAGAACAAAGTCGACACGCTTATCTCCTGTGTCGAATTGGAGGAAATCGGCTAACATTTCAAAAGAAAAAATTGTGACAGTTGTAATAGGTGACAAAAGACAATGATGACGAGTAGATTTGATAGCGTAATAAAAAGGACGGCGTTCAAAAAGAGAAATATCGGAAGTAGATGGAACATGAAAAGGTTCAATTGTATTGGAAATATCGTTATGAAAAAGAGGAAGAGGTTCAAATGTGCCTTCGTGAATAGATAAAGACGTTGTATACATGCGGTTTGAAATAAACTGATGAAACTTGTTCGGACGACTTTTGATTAATTCGTTAAGGTGACGTATGACTTCTTGTGGATTTAGATAGAAAATGTTTCGAGATAGTTGACGATCTTTG